CGTGTGCTCTTCCGATCTGGAATTTCTTGAAAATATGATAAAAGACCAAAATCTTTTAGAAAATAAAGTGCTTTTATTTTTACTTAATCCTGGTCAAATTGACCGAAATATCGCTGGATTAATAGCAAATAAATTTATGGCAAAATATCAAAGACCTTGCTGCATTCTTACAAAAGTGGAAACTATAGTAGAAGAGTCTGCGGATGGCACAGATAGATTTACACCCCATGTAGAAATTTCTTATCAAGGTTCAGCCCGTGGTTGTGATAAAGTTGGAGTTACTGAATTTAAAGATATTTGCGATGAAACTCAGGTTGTTATGTTTACTGCAGGACATCAAGGTGCATTTGGTTTAGGTTTAAAAGAAGAAGATATTGAAATTTTTCTTGCTAAAACTAATAAAATATTAAAAGATATGAGTGAAGAACCTTTATATTATGTTGATTATATATATAAAGGAGATAAAGTTAATCCTCAAAATATTTTAGATATAGCTCAAATGGATAGTTATTGGGGTAAAGATATAGATGAATCTTTAATTGCTATTGAAGAATTAAAAGTAACTAAAGATATGGTAACTTTAATGAGTCCTGATAAGACTCCTACTTTAAAAATAGTTTTACCAAATAAAGTATCTTTAATTAAATTTGGTTCTAGTCAAGAAGAATATGAAAAGTTTTTATCTAATGGATATATAACTGTTAATATTGTTGGAAAATGTAATGTTAATGTTTGGAATGGGTGGACTAATGCTCAAATTATGATTGAGGATTATGAAATTACTGGACAGAATAAATATTTCTTTTAACGCTTGGGCAGAAATGGGTCGTGTCTGAAAATTAAAAATGCTTTTGGAATTTTTCAATTCGATTTTTATAATAAAATATGTTATAATAAAAATAAAGAGGTGAAAAATATGAAGGTATTTATAATTGAAAGACTCGACCATTATTCTTGGTGTGAAAATTATAAAGCTGTAGTGGTAGAAAAAGATGCTTTATGTGCGGAAAGAAAAGCAAGATGTGAAATTAGTGGATTTGAAAAACCACGATTAAAAGTAACTGAAATCAACCTAGAAGAAGCATCTATTTTAAGTATAGAGAATACAGGAGCATAGATATGTTTAAAGGAAAAGAAAATGCAATTACTGCGGAGCATTTAAGACAAGGAGAAGAATGTATAGTTGTAGGTTTTGGTCAATCTATGACTCCGATATTAAAATCTGGTCAACCTGTTAAAGTTGCTCCAATTACAGAAAATACAATTTTACAGAAAAATGATATTGTATTTTGTAAAGTTGCAGGACATTTTTATTTACATAAAATATCTGCAATTAAAAATAATAATACTTATCAAATATCAAATAATCATGGACATATAAATGGATGGATTAGTAAAAATCAAATATATGGAAAGGTAATTGAAATATTATGATATTAACAAATAAACAAGAGGAAGGTCTAAAGATTATTTTAGATAGACATAAAAGAAATGAAAAATATACTGTTGTTGCGGGATACGCAGGAACTGGAAAATCTACTTTGGTTAAATTTGCAATAGAGGCTTTAAATGTGGAATCAAGTAAAGTTGCATATGCTACATATACGGGTAAAGCTGCAGAGGTACTACGTAAAAAAGGTAATCCTGGAGCTTGCACTTTGCATAAATTATTATATGACCACTTTCCAATGCCTGGCGGTGGATTTTATAGAAAACCAAAAACAGAATTAGATGTAACTATAGTTGTAGTAGATGAGGTCTCTATGGTACCTAAACCAATGGTAGATTTATTGCTTAAACATAAAATATATGTTATATTTTTAGGTGACCCATTTCAGCTACCTCAAATAGATAAAGATACGGAAAATCACTTACTTGATAAACCACATATCTTTTTAGATGAAATTATGCGGCAAGCGGCTGAATCTGAAATTATCCAGCTTACTATGAAAATTCGTAATGGAGAATCTTTAGATTTATTTAAAGGTAATGAGGTTCAAATTTTTAAAAAGAATGAATTTAATACAGGTATGATGACTTGGGCAGACCAAATTATTGTAGCTACAAATGCAACCCGCCAATCTATTAATCAACAAATGAGAAAGATATTGGGTTATAGTGGACTTCCGCAACATGGAGAAAGAATGATTTGCCTTAGAAATTATTGGGATGACTGTAATGATGCAGGGGATGCACTTGTGAATGGAACAACTGGAATTATAGAAAATCCTTTTGAATCTTTTAGACGCATTCCCGCATATATTAAAAATGATAGACGAGATTTACCTACTATTGTAGGAAATTTTATTCCAGACGGAGGAATAGAGTTTCATTCTATTGAAATGGATAAAGAAATGATTATGACAGGGAAAAAGTGTATAGATTGGAGAGTAGCTTATCAATTAGGTAAGTTAAAACCAAAAATTGGAGATATTGTTCCTAAAGAATTTGCTTTTGCATATGCAATTACCTGTCATAAAGCTCAAGGCTCAGAATGGGAAAAAGTTTTAGTTGTAGAAGAAGGCTTTCCTTTTGCAAAAGAAGAGCACGCTCGATGGTTATATACAGCTTGCACTCGTGCATCTGAAAAATTAGTTTTATTGAGGTAAATATGAATTTGATTTTTATATAAAAATGTGATATAATATTTATATAATAAAGAAAAGAGGTTAAAATAGTGAATAGATTTGAAATTCATTCTCATACTCATTATTCTAATCTTCGTCTATTAGATTGTATTAATAGACCTAAAGATTTAATTAAAAGAGCTATTGAGTTAGGTTTATCTGGTATAAGTATTACTGACCATGAATGTTTATCTGGACATATGGAGATTAATACTTATGCTCAAGAATTGAAAAAAGAAAATCCTAATTTTAAAGTTGCATTAGGAAATGAAATTTATTTATGTGGTAGTCGAGAAAACGGACAAAAATACTACCACTTTATTGTGATTGCGAAAAATAAAGATGGACATCGAGCTTTAAGAGAACTTTCTTCAAGAGCATGGATGAACTCTTATTATGATAGAGGTATGGAGAGAGTTGTTACTTTATATGATGATTTGGCGGAAATTATAAAAAAATATCCAAATTCATTAATTGGAACAACAGCTTGTTTAGGTGGAGAACTTAGTACTCAAACTTTAAATTTAATTCATGCAGAAGCAATAGGGGATAAAGAGGCTCAATCTTTAGCCCATAATTCTATTGTTAATTTTATTTTATGGTGTAAAGAATTGTTTGGAGAAGATTTTTATATAGAATGTGCTCCAGGAATGTCAAAAGACCAAATTGCAGTGAATAAAAGATTATTTTCAATTTCAAAAGCATTTGGAATAAAAATGGTAATTGGAACAGATGCTCATTATTTGAAAAAAGAAGATAGATTTGTTCATAAATCTTATCTAAATTCAAAAGGCGGAGAACGAGAAGTTGATGATTTTTATGAATATTCTTATCTTCAATCTAATGATGAAATTCAAATTAATTTAAGCGTTTCTTTTGATAATTATATGGAATATTCAGAAGAATTGTTTAATAATAGTATGGAAATTTATGATAAAATAGAAAATTATTCTTTAAGTCATAATCAAACAATTCCTACTGTTACAGTTAAAAATTATCCAAAAGATAATTCTTTAAAAGAATATCCAGTTCTTCATAGTTTATTAGAAAGCGATGATATTCAAGATAGATATTGGGTAAATGAATGTTTACAATCAATGAAACAAAAAAATATCTTTAATGAAGAATATTTAACTAGATTAGAAGAAGAAGCAGACATAAAGAAAACTATTAGTGAAAAACTTGAAACTAATATGTTTAAATATCCTAATACTTTAAGTCATTATGTAAATATGTTTTGGGAGTGCGGAAGCATTGTTGGTGCGGGTCGTGGTTCTAGTTGTAGTGGTTTAAATCATTATTTATTAGGTATAACTCAACTTGACCCAATTCAATGGAACCTGCCTTTCTGGCGCTATCTTAACAAAGAGCGTGTTGAATTAGGTGATATTGACTTAGATTTATGTCCATCTAAAAGACCTTTAATTATTAAAAGAATTAAAGAAGAAAGAGGTCAAAATTTTAATTCAAATATAGATGAATTATCAAGAAAAAATCTTGGTTGTACTTTAATTGCTACATTTGGAACAGAAGGAACTCGTTCAACTATTTTAACGGCTTGCCGCGGATATAGAAGTGTAGATTTTCCAGATGGTATTGACGTAGATACAGCACAGTATATGTCATCTTTAATTCCAAGTGAACGTGGATTTTTATGGCCGCTTACTGATGTTATTAATGGAAATTCTGATAAAGATAGAAAACCTATCAAAGCATTTATAAATGAGGTAAATCAATATCCTGGTTTATTAGATATCATGGTCGCCATTGAAGGACTTATTAACAAAAGAAGTAGTCATGCGTCAGGCGTAATCTTATTTGACGAAGACCCATATGAATTTGGTTGTTTTATGAGAACTCCAAAAGGAGAAGTTATTACTCAATATGATTTACATATGTGTGAAGCTGCGGGTATGACTAAATATGATTTCTTAGTAACTGAAGTCCAAGATAAATTGGCAGAAACAATTAAACTTCTTCAAAAATATAATGAAATTGATAGTTCATTAACATTAAAAGAAGTTTATGATAAATATTTTCATCCTTCTATTCTTCCTATTGAAGATGAAAATATATGGAAGGTATTACAAGAAAATAGTGTATTAAATATATTCCAGTTTGACTCTGAAGTTGGCGGGCAGGCAGCTAAAAAGATTAAACCATCTAGCATATTAGAAATGGCAGATGCAAATGGCTTAATGAGACTTATGACTGCAGAAAAGGGTCAAGAATCTCCAATGGAAAAATATGTTCGTTTTAAGAATAATATTTCTCTTTGGTATAAAGAAATGGATAAAGCTGGATTGACAAAAGATGAGCAGGAAGTTTTAAAACCTTATTTTTTAAAATCTCATGGAGTTCCGCCAAGTCAAGAACAATTAATGATGATGCTAATGGATAAAAATATTTGTAATTTTAATCTTGCAGAGGCGAATGCCGCACGTAAGATTGTAGGTAAAAAACAAATGTCTAAAATTCCAGAGCTGAAAGAAAAAGTTTTAACTCAAGCTAAATCTAATAATTTGGGTCAATATGTATGGGATTGCGGAATTGGTCCTCAGATGGGATATTCATTTTCCATTATTCATGCTCTTGCATATTCTTTCATTGGTTTTCAAACCATGTATATTGCAACACAGTGGAATCCTATTTATTGGAATACCGCGTGTTTAATTGTAAATAGTGGTTCATTAGAAGATGACACAGAATATGAGTTTGAAGAAGATGAAGATGGCGAAGCTGTGGTAAAAAAAGAAAAATCTACAGATTATACAAAAATTGCAAAAGCTTTAGGAGATATTATTTCTAAAGGCATTAAAATATCTCTCGTAGACATAAATAAATCAAATTTTAGTTTTGAACCTGATGTTGACAATAACCAAATTCTTTTTGGTATGAAAGCTTTAAATAATGTGGGAACTCCTATTATTGAACAAATTGTAAAAGGTAGACCATATGTAAGTTTCACAGATTTTTTAAATAGATGTCCATTAAATAAAACTGCAATGATTTCCTTAATTAAAGCAGGTAGTTTTGATAAACTTGAAGAGAATTGGGCTAAAGAATTAGGAGTTGAACCTAGAATTTTAATTATGGTATATTATTTATCAAAAGTATGTGAACCTAAAAAGAAATTAACCCTTCAAAATTTTAATGGTTTAATTCAAAAAGATTTAATACCTCAAGAATTAGATTTTCAAAAGAGAGTATTTAATTTTAATAAATATTTAAAAGCATATAAAAAAGTAGGTAAATATTATGTGTTTGATGATATTTGTGATAAATTTTATTCTGAACATTATGATATGGATAAATTAAGTATTATAAATGGTTTAACTTGTATACTGCAAACAGATTGGGATAAAATTTATAAAAAAGAAATGGATATAGCGAGAGATTGGTTAAAAAATAATCAAGAAGATACATTAAAAGAATTTAATCAATTATTATTCCAAGAGTATTGGAATAAATATGCTATAGGTTCTGTGTCAGCATGGGAAATGGAAAGTCTTTGTTTCTATTATCATAAGCATGAATTAGAGGATATTAATACTTATAAATATGGTATTGATGATTTCTTTAATATGCCAGAACAGCCTGAAGTAGATTATTTCTTTAAACGAAATGGTAAAGAAATTCCTATTTATAAAACATATAAAATTATTGGAACTGTTATTAGTAAAAATGATACTCGTTCTTCTGTTTCTATTTTAACCACTTCTGGGGTAGTGAATGTTAAATTTACTAAAGAATATTTTGCGATGTTTAATCGCCAAATTTCTGAACCACAGGATGATGGAACTAAAAAAGTAATGGAAAAAGGTTGGTTCACAAGAGGTACTAAGATTATGTGTACAGGTTTTAGAAGAGAAGATACTTTTGTAACTAAAGCCTACAAACACACTCCTACGCATCAACTTTATAAAATTACTAATATAGATGCAGAAGGTAATATGGAATTAATACATGATAGATATGGACAAGGAGAATAATATGGAAAATGTAGAACATCCTAAACATTATAATAGAGAAGGCGGAATGGAGTGTATTGATGAAATGGTGCTCCTTTTCGGACTTCAAAATACTGCAACATTTTGTAAATTAAATGCTTGGAAGTATAGATATAGAGCAGCAGATAAAAATGGTACTGAAGATTTAGCTAAAAGTGATTGGTATATTAATAAATATAAGGAACTGCAAGAATAAGCTGAACAAAAGAAACGAGAAGAAAGAGCTTCTTGGGAAAGAGAAAAATCTGTAGCATTTTAAATTATTTAAGCTAAAGTGATTAATTCGCTTTAGCTTAAAATCATATTTATTATAACCCTTAAAATAATTATATACTTAGGAGGATAATATGAAAATTAAAAAAAGAGATGGTCGTATAGTAGTTTTTGACCAGAATAAAGTTATTGATGCAGTACTTGCCGCTTAGATCGGAAGAGCACACGTCTGAACTCCAGT